CTGTGAGATTTTCTTTTTTTCTTCTTGCGACATTTTAAATGTGCTCATATTAAATTGTTTTATTTTCCATTATTATTAACGATTCTTCTTTTTTAATTTTTAAAATTTCACATTTTTCATATTCTTCCCTTTCTTCAAAAATATTAATAAGTTCGTCTAAAATCTCAATATACAATTGTAAATCATTGTCATAAGAAATTATCGTGCATGTATTATTATAATCATTTAAAATTTCATTGTCAATAGCTGTCATAAAATTAAAAATCATAATTAATTCATCCTCATCATAATTATTTACACTTAACACCCTTGTAGCTTGCAGTAAAAAATTTAAATTCATATTATAAATACCAAATTACTTCCTCTCTTTTATTATTTTATCGATTACTTTGAAACATTCATTAAAACCATCTATTTCACATTCTTCTCTTGTTGGTTTTGAGCCTTGCCCGGGCCCCAATACAATACCGTTGTGTAGTGATATATTATAAACCCATTGGTTTTTCTTATACATTTCTAAATTTAGATACACCCCCTCCTTATCAAAAAACTGATAAAGTTTTTTATTATCATAAAATTCAAGCGTATTGAGACTCAACACACCCACATTCGGAAACATAGTTTCCGCAAACCTTTTAAACCCATTAGGGTACAAATATTCTATTGTATACCAATCCATTATATCTTAATTATATGAAAATTTTTAATTTTTTATATCAATAAATTATGTTTTTTTTGATTTTGAATAAAACCTACATAATTATCATTGTTTATCATGAATATACACGAATATTACTATAATGAAAATGGTAAAAATTTATACATTGAGTTTTCAACCAAAGAAGACGGAGATAGTTTTTATAGAATTTTAGAACTTGAATATCAAGATGTTATGTATTACTCACCTAATATTGTGGCTGAAGATGAGATAAATGAGGTGGATGTGGATTTTGTAATAGAGCTAATTGAGCAGTATTTATTAAACAACGATTTACCCGAAGAGTTAAGTCTGTGATATTTATATAAAAATGTATTTGAATGGGATTTTTAAACGAAGATAAAAAGAAAAAATTAAAGGATTTTGTTCTGTTTGTGATACGCGAACTAAAAATAGAAAGTGCGCCCACTATTGCTATTCAAAATGGTAGAAAAGAGCTTAAAACAACCGCAAATTACGATTATAATAAAGAAAACAAGTTAATCAAGGTGAACGCTAAAAATAGGGCATTAGTGGACGTTATGAGGAGTGTGGCACATGAATTAGTTCATCATAAACAATATGAAGAAGGTAGACTGAAAACGCCACCACCCGATATTGGAGGTGAAATTGAAGATGAAGCAAACGCCAAAGCGGGACAATACATTAAAATGTACGCAAAGAAAGACGAAACTATATACGAAGAATAGTTTATTTGAAATATTTGACTTTTAAGCTTTTAGCATATGGATCATACTGAAAGAAGTCTTTTTCTACAAATTTGTTACCTTCTCTTATGAAAACGGTTTTATTTTTAATTTCATTGGTTGGACTTGTATATGGATCCATTCCAGTATCCGAATATGTAATATCTTTTTTTCCGTCGCCGTTAAAATCATAATAAATCAGCTTATTACGATAATTACCTCTTTTTGTTCCTGAGGCGTATTCTATCCAACTAACATCTCTTTTAAAAGAACCATCTTTCTGTTGTATATAAGCATCTATTGCCCATTCTAAATGTGTTGTTGCACTAATATTTATAAAATCATTTAAACTATCTAAATTTATATCATCAACTATATAGTCAAACACATTCATTGTATTTGTTGATGTTGTAGGATAGGGTACGGTAATTTTATTAGTAAGTACATTTCCTTTACTATCATTTAAAAATAGTTGATTTTCAATATTGGTTCCAATCATAGCATCATTTATACCATCCTTATTTATATCTTTTATTTTACAATAGAATGGTAAATCATTCCTTTCTGAAACTAAAAAGTTTTTATTGGTAAAATAGGGAAAAGTAGTGATTCCCCAAAAAACATAGACTCTCGGGTTAGCCATAATTAATAAATCGGGAATTTTATCTCCATTTAAGTCTCCAACAGAACCATGTTCATAAACAACATTTTCATTTGGTAAAGGTGGTTGTAAAATTAATTCAGTTAAATCATAACCTCCTTTACCATCGCTTAAACAAATAGTAATAGGTTCAATTCTATTTTTTGGTGAGGATTCGTCTTGATGTCCAAAAATAACTAAATCAACACAACTATCGCTATTCAAATATATTGGTGATACTTTAGTAGGCGCACCAATAAAATTTGTTTTATTATTTATTAAATTCTTTTCATCAAACCTTAACGAATCTTTATTCCATATTAAAAAACTTAATCTAGATTTTTGCCCTCCAAATGCACTACCTGCATTAAAAACATCAATATAGCCGTCATTATTAAAATCGCCATTACAAATAGCTTGAGTCCATGCACAATATGCGTCACCTTGTGGAGGTGCGTAAACTTCAAAATTTTTCTGAAATACACCAATCATTAAATCACTTAAAACGGGCGTATTTTCCCAATAATCAGTGCCTAATTGTCTAGCGTTAGCCGCCACTTTGTAACCTGAAAATGAATCAGTTGTTGTCTTATATGTACTACTTTCAATTTTGTTTGGTATCTCAATAAAATTAATTTCCTTCTTACAAGAAACCATAAAAACCAATAAAACAGGTAAAAACCACTTCATATCTTTATATTTGATACAAAATTAAGTATATTATTTGATATAACAAAAAATATTTAGATATTTATAAGCATGAAGGTGGCTTTATCAGAAAAACAATTAAAATTAATCACATCAATGGTTGAGGTAGATGGTGACACGAGTGCAAGTTCTGGTGCCGATACCGCAAGTACTACAAGTACCGCAAGTAGTTCACAATCAAGTGGTACTCAATCAAGTAAGGCGGGTTATCCTGCCGTGGATAAATGGGAAAGTGGTATCACAAGAGGACCTGCCAACCCTATCGGCGTTGCAAAATGGTCTGACGTTGTTGGGGCTAAGTTAACAAGAGGACATGCTAATCCTTTAAAAGAACAAGAAATAGGAATGCAACCGGGTAGAACAACTCAAATTGCACAAGCTTTAAATGCGCGCGAAATAGAAAGAAAAAGAGAAATTGACAAAAATTTCAATGAAAACTTTTTTATGATTGAAATGCCAAAAACATCGTTATCAAAGGCAAGTGATTTAATTTTACCCAAAAATTACGAGGGAATTAATACAACATATAATGTTTATGAACATCCACTTAATCCATATGCTTTTTTTAAAAGTTGGGTTGGAACCGAATATGAAGATTACATACCAGATCAAAGACAATTAGAAGAGATATTGCCAAATGGAACATTAAAAAGCTTTACAATTGGTAATAAAAGATATGTTGCATATGTAAAACGATTTAGTGACAAACCATTATTATATGGATTTCATTGGTATTTTAATGAAGATGGTAAAGCATATAATTCTAAGGATTACATTAGTAAAGAACAAGTTCCTGAAGAATTTCAGTTAGGAGAGGGGTGGTGGTCTGAATGGGGGCAATGGGTATTAACGGCAGGTTCAATATTGGCAGCATGTTTAATTCCAGGCGCTCAAGGGTTGTTGATTTCAATTGGATTAGATTTAGTTGCAGCAGCCGATTTGTATGTCAATAAAAAAGATAACGTTGGCGCCGGTATTTCTTTTATTTTAGCATTTGTTCCAGTAATTGGAAATGTTGCGCGTGTTGGTAAGGTGTCTACTAAAACAGCATCAAAATTAGCAAAAACATTCGCACCTTTAAAAACTGAAGAGGAGATATTAGAGGCAATGTCTAAACTACCTAAACAAGAACAATACATTGTACAACAAATATTAAAACAAGATCCAAAGACACTAAATAAAATGATTACTGATGTTATGTCAAGTAAAATAGCCACTAAACAACAGGCTTTAAGAGTTGCCACTCAAATTAATAAACTAGTGGAAAGCGGCGTAATTCCAAAAGCATCTGCGGCTGCATTTTATAAAACTTTAGGTTTTAAAAGATTTAGATTTGATTTAGGTGTAAGTGGTTTGATTATAGGAGCAGGAGCGGGAGTTAGATATTATTTTAATAAAAAAGCAGAAGAAGCTGTTAATCAAGGTTTAAAGCCACCATCAGAAGATGTAGAAATAGCACAATTGTGTGCAAAGGCTGATAAAATGAATAAAAGTGATTTTGAAAATAAAATAAAACCCCTTTTTGCTAAGTATGATAAATATGATACCGAAAATGAAGCTGATTTAAACAAATTGAGAAAAATACAAAAAGCTGTATTAAACGCATATATTGCAAATCCAAAATCAGATTTAAATGCAATTGCCAACAATACTGATAAAAACTAAAAAACAATATATTTATTAAAATGAAAAAACAACTATTAGAAGAAATAAATAGAATGAAAGTTCTCGGTGGTATGATAAATGAGGCTGCTACACCATCATCCATTATAGCCCAATTAGTTTCTAAATTTACAAAAACAGCTTTAGATGACACAATTTTAGCGGCATTTGAAGTGTTAGAAAGAAAGGGGGTTATTGCAATTGATAAAACCTCAAAGATGTTAACCAAAGTTGATTGGCAAAAATTAGCTGATGATGAGATGAAATTATTGTTTACCGCTCCTCCATTAAGAGCAGCTTTAGAAGAAGTAACAAAAAAGGCTGGTGTGGACATTACAAGTTCGGCTCAGAAAGTGGCTTTTAAAGGTGGTTTTAAAAAAATAGTTAAAGGTTATGATGATGCAGCAGGTAGTTTAATATCGGGAGGAAGTTCAAAAATTACCCCTAACGCCGCAACAAATGTTGCAGGTAGTGTACCAAATTTTAATATTCCAAATTTAAATACAACAGCGTTAAATCAAGCTTGGAAAGTGGATGTTGCAGCTACAAGAGCCGCACTTAAAGCTCAGTTTCCTAAGGCTCCATCTAGAGATATTGAAATAATGGTTCAAGGTTTGAGTAAAACAAAAGATCAAGCGACTTTTGATATTGCGATTAAAGATGCGGTAGAAAATTTTAAACCTACATATGCTAAAATTTTAGATAAGCCAGGAAAAAGAGAATTAATTAGAAAAAATTGGAATTTATTACCTTCTTGGGCTAAAACTGCTATAGGTTTATCGGCAACTGTTGTTGGTTACAGAGCAATAAAGGCTGCGGGTATACCTATTGACAACTGGCTTGGTTGGTTGATTGGTGGTGCAAAAGAAGTTGGGGGTGATCAATATAATAGCGCTAAAGATGAGTTAAAAAAAGGTTTTAAAAAATCAAATGACGCTAATTCTTCAGGTATTAATCCAGCAAAAGATTCAATAATTGTACAACCAAATAATACCGAAGATCCCTTAGGTCTTTTACAAAACAAAGGTGGTGGTAATTAAAAAAAAATTTAAATAGAATGACTAGACATGAATTTGCGGTTATAATTAGAAACAAATATCCAGGAGAATTTAATGATGTGAAGGATGAAACTTTAGTTAATTCATATTTAGAAAAATATCCCCAATACAAAAGTCTCATAACAGATTCACCTGTAGTTACTTTAACAAAAAAAGAATTTGTTAGCGAAATTAGAAAAAAATATCCAAGTTATAATAATATATCTGATGATGATTTGTTTAATGCAATTATTGCAAAATATCCTGCATATAAAAAAATAATTTCAGATTTAACCGAACCAGTTATAACAACAGGTAATACAACAAACACAACAGGTAATACAACAAACACAACAGGTAACACAATAAACACTACGGGTAAGACAACAACTAACGTTGTGAATATAAAAACTGATGAAGTTGCAAATGGTAGTAAACTTGTTAAACGAGGAATGAGTGGTGATATTGTTAGAGAAATACAAAAATTACTAATTAAACACGGATTTACAAATATTAGTAAATCGGGAGAAATTGATGGCATATATGGTTCAAGAACTAAACAAGCTGTTATTGATTTTCAACGTAAAAATGAAGCAAGTGATGATGGAATTGTGGGTAAAGAAACATGGGGTAAGTTAATTCAAGAACCAACGAGCGCTAAAGTGCCAGTAAAATTAGATCCTAAAACAGGTTTACCTGATAATAGCTTTGGGTTACCTAAATTCAATCCTGATTTAAAAAGGTTTGAGAAATACAACGTATCAACAGCACAACAAGATGCCGATTTAAAAAAACTCGGTTTAAAAGAAAATATGAAACTAACTGACATTATAACCGGAATAGTACAAGAACAAGGTACATTAACACCAAATCAAAGATTGGCAATAACTAAGGGATTTGGTCCAGTTTCAGCTGAGTATGCTGATAAATTAGTAAAGGATGGTAAATTAGCTGGTACGCCACCTTCGGCAAAACTTCCAAGTGGAGTACCTTCAATGCCTTCATTAAAGGACGCATTAAACCCAACCAAATCTAATTTAGGGCCTGTAAGTAATAAACCAACAGCAACAGCAACGGCACCATCTGTAAAACCCGCAGGAAAACTTCCAAGTGGGGTACCTTCAATGCCTTCAATGAAAGATATGTTAAACCCAACTAAATCTAATTTAGGACCGGTAACTAATAAACCAACAGCAGCGGCGCCTGCAGCAAAACCTACAGGAAAACTTCCAAGTGGTGTTCCATCGATGCCATCATTAAAAGATATGTTAAACCCAACTAAATCTAATTTAGGTCCAGTGGGTAATAAAGCAGCAGGAACAGCAGCAGGAACAGCAGCAGGAACAGCAGCAGGAACAGCAGCAGGAACAGCAGCAGGAACAGCAGCAGGAACAGCAGCAGCACCTGCGGTAAAACCACAACCAAATTCATTAACTGATGTTGCAAAAGGCGGTTATCTTCGTAGTGGTATGAAAGGTAATGTTGTAAGAGATATGCAAGTTTTAATTAATAGTTTAAATAACCCAGATATAAAAGTAGATCAAAGTGGAGTGTTTAATCAAGACACATTAAATGCGGTAATTAAATTACAAAAAATGTTAGGTGTTAAACCTAAAAATGGTAAATATGGTATATTTGGACCGATTACAATTAAAGCTATTAACAATCGTAAAGCAAGTGGAGCCACTCAAACACCAAAATTAGATCCTAAAACAGGTTTACCAGATAATAGTTTAGGGTTATCTAAATTTGATACTGATGCGAGTAAATTTAGCAAATATGGTGTGTCAAAAGCACAACAAGATGCCGATTTACAAAAACTTGGTTTAAAAGAAGATATAATCAAAAAAATAGTTTCAAAACATCTACATTCTAAGTTATAAAGATATTTATATACAGAGTTTGGCGGTTTGGTCGCCGTTGAATGATAAACTCTAAAACGAAAAGGAGGTATTCTAAATCTCGACATTGAGGCGCAAGCCTCTTTGTTGTTTTATGGAAGTTTCAAATTTATTCTACCTAATTTCCATCCTGTTGGGATTATCCCCATCATTTTTATTTTTTTATTTTTAATACCATTATTAATCCATTGAGAACCATATTGTGAATTTGATTCACCCGTACCTTGTCCTTTTTTTGATAATTTCATTTTTTCAATTGTTTCAGGTTTATGTTTTTTACCTTCCCAAGAATAATATTCTTGTATTGGTTTCATTTCACCCCTTTGATGTCTTTTTTTGTTTGATTCAGATATTTGTGTAGAACGTTTTTTTCTATATTCTTCGTCCGTTTTTAATCTTTTACTATGTTTTAATCCGGCCGCTTGGGAACATTTAAATTGATGTTTTTGATTGTTAAACCCACCTGAACCACCGGGTTTCATATTATAACAATTAACATTGTGAACATATTCTTCGGTGACAATTTCCTTTTCTCTTTGAATTAAAATTTCTCTATTTTTACACCATTCAATTATTTCAATTTTAAAATTTTCTTCACCATATTTTCTAATAGCATATCTTAAACTTTTACCACTACCTAAATAACCATCTTTTAAATTACTTGTTGAATGCATACCTATATAAAACTTATCGTTAAGTAAATTCGTTGTTTTATAAATGAAGTGGTATTTTTTTAACTTGATTGAGTTCGACATACTAATAAATATGTCGAAAACTCAAAAAAGTCTAAGGTGGAGATGACGGGAGTCGAACCCGTGTCCTGTTCGTCATACCATAAATGGACTACACGTTTATTCTATTATTCATAACAGACAAATAGTAAGTTAATATCGGGAAACTTACAATACCGTTCCTGACTGGATTTTCAAGAGCCGCCAAGTTTGCTCCAACACTCTGAGGTGGTGTTACACCTTAAGGACTTCTGTTCCTAGGTTATATGTCCGCCGACCCGATTTGTAAGTGTGCGATTAAGCTACAGCCACAGTAGAAGTTGCGATTAAACCGCAAGATTCCATAACGTTATAAACGTTGTCTTTTGTTTTTTATCACCATAGTTTTAAGTCATAGGTGACATCTGACTACGTGCCCACGTACCATACCAACGCCAGTCAAATCCAAAGCATCCCCAGTGTTGTATTAATAAAAATAGATAAAAAAGGGTTAAAAAACTAATTTTAACCCGTTATTATTTTATTATATCTGAAAAAAATTACTTAGCTGTAGTTTTTTTTGCTTTAGGTGCAGTAGCTTTTTTAACTTTAGCCTTAACTTCAGCAACCTTTTCTTTTACAACTTTAACTTCAGCAACAACTTCAGTTTCAAGTTCTTTTAGTTCTACTGCCTTTTCAGCCATTGTTCCACTACTCAAAAGTTTTTTAATTAAATCGATAATTTTTTTCATAAAAGTTTTTTTTTAGTAATAATAAATATAAGAAAAATAGTTGAAATTATCAAGCGGTGAGGGGTAAATGTTTTTCATATAATGCCTCAAAGAACAATTTGTTCTTTTCCCATTGCTTATTAGTCATACCTATTGATTTATGAGTAACCCCGAATTTTGTTGTTAAACCAATCTTAACACCTTCTAATAGGTTCTCAACGCAAAAAGATATGTCATAAAAATGGAATCCTGTAAATTGTTCATCAAATTCCTTCTTTAAACGCCCTTTATGAACAATAAAGAATAAACCATCTACTATTACCACATCTTTAAGAACATCGTTAAAAACCGCCTTAGAATAGTGATTAACGTGCCTTTTACCCTCATGTATATGTCCAACAACCCCAAACATATTTTCACGGTTCTGCCACCACATGCCACTTGTTAATTTATCAGTTCCCGCAATACCAATAATTCCGTATTCAGGATGCTTTTCAAATAATTTGACAATCTTGGGTGTCATATTTGGTGTCTCCAAAATAAGATCATCATGCATAAAAACGACGATATCATTTTTAGCGTCTTTTAAACCTTTGTTATATATTTCAGTTAAAGAGGATACTCCGTCATTTTCGTAAAATAAAATTTCTGTTTTTGGATGTGAAAACATTCTTTCCACATGTTTAACGTAGGTATCTTCTATTTTTCTGGTGGAAATAACCACACTTACTAATTCATTATTCTTCGACATATATTGCGTTTATTTTTCCGTAGATTTCAACTAAGTCAACAACGATTGGTTTATTTATTGGTTCGTATCTTTCATCGCAGGTTGATGCGTTAACATATAATGTGTCCTTAACATAAGCAGCACCATATGCCCCATGAATATGTCCAAACACATGTAATAATGGTTTAATTCTATTTTCCACTTGATGCCTTAATAATTCACATCCAACATTTGACGGGCTTCTCCAATTATCAACAAAATCTCTAATTTCTTGTGGAGGTCCGTGTGTGATTAACACGTCGGTGTCATCAGGAATCATATCCCATTTAGATTTAATTTCATCGCCCATTCTTGGTAAGTTAAAAGCCCAATCATAAAAATTAGGTTGCCAAGGGCTACCATAAAATTTAATTGGACGAGAAAACTCAGGTGTTTCAATTGTGATAAAATTATCCTCTAAATAAGTGACATCTGATTGCGATAAATTTTCAGGAGCCATTAAATTACGTAACCAATCGTAATCACCTTTATGGTGCGGTTGATTAACTCTTTCAAAACAAAAATCATGATTACCTGATATGAATATTTTATTGTCCCATCCACCTAAGTTTTGGAACCAATGAATGAAATTAGCTACGTCTTTTTCACCTCCTTTATTTGAGATGTCACCTGAATGAATTAATATATCACCTTTTGGTAACGGGTGTTCCATTAAATCATGTAAGCTATGTGTATCGGATATACAAACAATTCTCATAAAAAATAATTTAAAAAAAGGTTAGGTTTAATCCTAACCTTTAGAGGCCGTACGGTTTTGCGTACATTCGTCCACCACTTAGTTTTAATAAACTAAGAAACTTTTTTAGATTTTTTCTTCTTTTCAATTGGAGTTTCATATGAACCACCCATATCATGGGCGACTTCTACGGATGGTATTTCTTTAACGCCTTTCCATTCGGTTTTACTTACATATTTCCATGTATTACCCGCCATTTGTGTGGCTTGTTTATCATCAACTCTAATGATGTTTCCTGTTTTTGTATTTTTTAAGCACTTCATAGTTTCCTCCATGTTTTAATTACTAAAATATACATTTTTATTTTGATAAAACAAAATAATTATCACAGAGAATGTAGATTTTCACTAACTCGATTTAGCGGTCTCTATGATAACCAATGATGGATGAAAAACATCTATTCTTCTTGCGGACTTCCACCGGAGTCCCATATTTTATAAAAACTTACTATCTTGTCTTCTTCTTGCCTCTTCAGCTTCTCTATACCAACGAATCCACGTTAACGAAACATCAATTGGTGCTAAAACCCACGCCATCATTATAACCATAATAGTGTCTAATTCAGGTGAACCTCCTGTTGGATCGTTTGAATATCTTTGATTTAAATTTTTAAACAACTGATACAAACAATAAATAATACAAATAACATAATAACTTACAAACATATAATTTAATTTTTATTTTCTACATTTTTAATGTGTTGGTATATTTTACCAACCCACCACTCTACTATTTCTTGATGTGGGTGTCCATCGTTTATTGTTGTGTCAAAATTAGGGTGATTATACATTGCACTCATCCAATCACTTTGTTCGCTATAAAATGTATCATCATTTAATATTGACATTCTTATTTCATCTCTTAATAACGTAAAATCATTTCCTTCTGACGGGCTATAATGATTGATATTAGTTTGATGATCCTGCGGATAAAACGATTTGTTTATAGTTTTAATAGAATTAATCCCTTCAAACATTATAAAATCAATATTCTTATTTTTTAAATAAGATTTTACACTAATCATTGCAATTATAGTTCTTAATGTGTTTTCCGCAAGATTAAACCACATATCACCAAAAAAAGGTTGGTTATTTTTTATAAAACTTAATGAATCATAATAACTTGTTTCTCTTTCAAAAATTTGATGTACGGAACTAAATGTTCCAATACCCAACGTATGGTATCTACTATTTTTTTCATCCCAATATTCTCTTCTGGTAACTTCACTCCATTGTATACCAATACAAGAATTGCTCATGTCATTGTTTTCACAATAATTTATAACATTTGTAAAAATGTTTGTGTTAGAACCGCCACCGCCTTTATTTACGTGTTTGCAATTTAATAATTTAGCAAGAGAAAACCCCCACGAGCCTTCATCACCTAAATTGTGTCCAGTTGTAAAAGAACAGCCAAATGTTATTAAATTATCGTATTTTTTATTTGTCTTAATCATATCAAACGTATTTGTTCATACTTTTTATTGAAATGTTTTTTTAAAAAATTCATGAACTCCATGTTCATATCATCACTCCAATGAGAATCGCCTTTCATTTCTTGTTCACCGTTAGTTCTGATGTGTATTTCTCCTCTAGTTTCCCACATCCCAATTAATTCAGTCATTTCTTCTCGATAAATGATAACACTACTATCATGTTTTTTATGATCCCAACAATGAACAATTTTTTTACATGGCGTCAATTTGTATAACGCTTCAATAACTTCAATATAATTTAAAATAGAAGCATCGCTACCATTAATTAATTCTTGAATTTCTAATTTATCATTAAAATATTTAAAATCATATTGATTACTCCATATTTCCAAAGAATTAAATTCAGGGTTATAGGATTTACTCCCTTGAAAATAATCATTGAAATTTGTAATACCATGTCCAACGTATAACGCTCTTCTATCTTTTAATGGAAGCCTTGTTCTATTAAACACAGGTAAGAACACTACCAATAAATCATCAGGAGTTAAATGTGGAATATGTTTTGTCCATATGTCTAAAGTTGATTGAGTATCTCTACTAGGACTACCTAAAAAATAAGGTGTGAATCCTTCATTATTCCAAAAATCTCTGATTGGTGATTCCTCTCCCCAAAGAGGATAAACATTAAAAAAGTTTGTCACCCAACTGTCACCAATAAATAAAATTTTTTTATCCATAATTTAAAATAACGCTACCGTCTTTGAAAGTTTTTATTTAATCCTTATGCCTTACGGCTTGTTGTTATTTTACTCTCAAGTTTATCTAAACGCGAATCCAATACACGATAAACATCGTTCATTGCATTTTCACGTTCTCTGTTTTGATTTTCAACCTCTCTTCCGAGACATTGTTGTACTTCCTCAATTTCTTTGTTAGTTCTATTAACCTTAACAAAGGCTATTACAGCAACTACCGCAACCGCGATAACCACCACAATAGACATTCCTAAAATAAATGATAATATATCCATATGTTATTTCTCCTATATTCAAAGAACGGTAGCGTTTGTACCTGAAGTGGGACTTGAACCCACACGAACATTTCTGTTCAACAGATTTTAAGTCTGTCATGTATACCATTTCATCACCCAGGTTTATAATAAAATATAAATAAAAAAAATGAGATTAAAAAACCTATAAACAAAAAAAGCCAAAGTTTTTGAGGCTTTGGCTTAATACGATTGATTCATTTTTTCAATAAAAAATAAATAAAAATAAAACACTGAGAATACATGTTTTAGCAACCGACTTAGGAACATTATTTGTTTCTTTCCTTTTCCACAACCTTTTGAGTTGTACCGATCAATGACGGCTAATTAGATTAACCAATCCTTAAGTTGTCAAATACTCTTTTATTACTTATTACTCATCAAATCTGCCGACCTGACTCAGCCTTGCGGGCTTAGAGAACTTTCTTAAAAATCATATTGGGATTGAGTCCCCCTATGGCCAAGAACCACTCTTGACTGTGTAGTCATCTATCTTCAACAACTGACGAACACTTTTTCTTTTATTTTTTTAGTTTTCACCGATTGAAAGTAAAAGTTTGGTTTGTGAGGATATGGAAAGTAGTGGTTCGTCAACCAGCCAAGCCACCTTTTGAGCGACTCGATACTAAACTACTCTCTAAGACATCCCTGCCTTCATATTTTTGGTTTTCTTCAAAACTAAATCCTTGGTAGAATTTAATTAAGAACAATAACAGCACCATCTGTTTTTTGTTATACCTTCCGTCTTGCGACGCTACGGTTTTAAGACAACCATTATATTGAACCACGCAATTGTATAGTCGGATAACCACACTTCTCACAATAATTCTACGAGTTATTCTTATTGGTGTTCCCACCTCAACTAAACGACCTCACATCGCTTAGTCATCAAACCATTTCGCTACGGAGTTACCCTCACTACTTCAGGTTCAACGATATCTCGCTTGTCTACTTAAGATCCATTGCTGAATCCGCAAATCCTGTCAACCAACAGGCTTCACTTTATCCCACTTTCATGGTTTATTTTATTGACTATAGACCGCCAATATTTTTAATTCAAAGAACTATTTTTGCTTTCTTTTACAAAGATAAGAAAAAGGTTTCAAATAAAAAAATTATTTATAAAAAAGTTTAAAAATAATTTTATGTAAGCGGTGTAATAGGCAAATCGTCTTTCTTTAAAAACAAATTTTCTATATGGTTAACCGAACATGTGTTGAAGCAATAAACCATTTTATCGTCATCGCTTTTAGCATTCTCCCATCTACTTGCAAAAACAACTTCTAAATAATCACTATCTAAAATTTCATTAAGAGAGTAATCGTTTAAACTGATTTTATTTAAACCGTAATTATTTATTTCTTTTCTAATTTGTAGTGTTTCTTTATTTTCAAAATTGCTATTATACATTGTACCAACAAAACAACACGGCATTACATTTCCTTTACAATCAACGTATATCTCCATACCAATTTTATGACATGATTTACAACTTACAGATTTACCTTTAAATCTTTCAGGAAATTTAAAATCACTTAAATTGTTTTTTATAGTTTCGCCCCATTTCTTATCAATAGACTCTTTAGTTCGTTTATCTTTTGGTGGAAGCCAAATTTTATCTTCGCTAATCTCAAATTTTTTGATTGACTTATTTAATCTAAATTCTTCACTTGCAGGTTCTATTTTATAAATAAAATTACCCTCTTCATCATAAACCATCATGTCTTGATAGGTATCTGGTTCATGTGTATCAAAACCAAAAGGTCTCTTTGGTGAAAAAGTTACCCCAATTGTTTTTGCTAACGCCTCGGCTTCAACTAATTGATGTTCATTATGTTTGAATATTAAAAAATCCCATAATCCTAATGCACCTGATTTAACGTATGATTTCATATTCTTCATAACGTTATCCCATTTTACATTTCTTCTATATATGTGATTAGTGTCTTCTAAGCCATCAACAGAAAAAACAACATATCTACTATTAACACAAGGTTCGGCAAGAAGAGTCCCCATTTTTTTCCAAAATGCAACATCTCTCATTGAGCCGTTTGTGTTAATTTGAATTTTTGCTTCCGAGTTTTTGGCAACGTATTCCACAATTTCATATGCATCTTTAGCCATCATAGGATCACCATTGGTACCGCAAAAAATCCAACTTTTACTTCTTTGTACAAAATCTAAAGGAAACCATTTTTTGAAGCTGTCTAAAGAAACGCTACCCAAATCTAATTCAGGGTTAACCCTTAAAGAATGGTTTACATACCTTGGGCAAAGCGGGCAAGCAGCGTTGCACCGATTAGAAAGTTCCACATGGACTAAATGGGTGTTCTCATAGTTCCATACCATAGGTAAGTAATTTTATTTGCGGAGAGAGTAGGATTCGAACCCACGGACCTGTTACAGTCTACAGTTTTCAAGACTGTCGCGATAGACCAACTCTGCCATCTCTCCAATTATTTATTGTTATTATTATAACAATTATATTCCAATACTTGAATACAATTTTTCAAAAAACTTTTGTGGACCAGATAGGGCTCGAACCTATAATCTTCACATTATGAGTGTGCTGCTTCAACCATTAAGCTACAAGTCCTATTAGTCTTTTCCTTACCTCTTGATAACCACATTGCCATTCCGGTGTTACTGCCGGATGCTTACCACTTGCGTGGAGTGACTACCACATTAAAGTTTGATTCTAACTCACTTAAATTGCTCCATCCGTGTCATGCACTGGTTAACAAAGTCCTCGTTGAGTTAGTCTCAAAAAGTTACAGGTTTTTCGTACCATCTATGTACATCATAACAGACATAATCTGCGGTTACATTTTCGTATCGGGTTAATTATTCCCAACTTATAGTAACTCTACCCTCACCACCCTACCTCGCGAGTCAGACGGATCTTTTGGGATTCATAGACAGTGGGGTTACACCACCGTCGTCACCTGTTGAGCCTCGTTACGGACTTGAACCGCAGACCTAATCATTACAAATGACTTGCTCTACCAACTGAGCTAACGAGGCTTTTATGGAAAACAGAAGATGGGGGTGTGGACATCTGTTTTTATGATTGGCGTTTCTCACTATTCGCTAGCCCCGTTAAATCCCAATCAACCATTAGTCTTACAAAGATAATAAATATATATGAATATATGAAATTATAATAAAAAAATATTAGGCAACATTTAAATGTATAGGCAAATAGAAGTATTTATAAACAGACAAAAAATAAATATACCTCTCTCTCAGGTATTACATATTAACCTTATATGTAGTTCCGAGTGAGCTTTAAAACTCGGAACATTATGGAAAAATTAAGAACATTAACAAACGACATAGGTAATAAAATCTTTTTAGGTTTTTTATACTTAGCAATTACATGGACAATATTAGCCGTTTTATTCGGCATATTCATGACATACTTGGAATTATCCGGTAAAAGGGAAATAACAAGAAATATTACGAACTGGATAGAATGGAGAATAGATGGCACATTCAAAAACTCACCTGAGAATATTTGGTACAACGCTGAGGATCATATTTGGGTTGAAAGTGTTACCAATGAGGTTAAGATGGGTAAATTGGCAGGTAACAGAAATTTAGCTTTCGGTGTAAAAAATACATTGGAGGAGTTTTTACAAGAAAAGGGTTATGATTTAACACCTTCAGCCCCATACAAATTAAAAGTCCAAATAATCTATTTGGATGTTCTAACCACAAAAAAGAACGTTTCGGTTTTTCATAAAAATGAAGAAGAAGTTGTCATTCGTATGAAAGGAACTTTATATAAGGATGGTAAGAAAGAAAAGGAAATAATGGTTGAAGAGTCATCTTCTGAAATATCAATGTCCACATTGATTGTAGATGAAGGTGGGCAATTTAATCAAACATCTTTGAGTAATGCTCTAAAAAAATCGGCGGATAAATTAATAACCAAATTATTTGATAAATAATCATGAAAAAACTATTAACGCTACTTGGAATACTAGTAATATCCTTAGCAACAAATGCTCAATTAACAATTAATCAATCTGTAACTCCAACAACGGGATTAAAAGTCGGCGATACCATTTCAGTAAAATATACCGTTGCGAGAGGTACAACTACGCCAAGATATTTTTGGTTGAGGTATCAATTTAACAATAAGGCACTTGCATATGTTTCAACAACGTTCTCACAAGGAACATCAGTTCAAACATTCTACACAGGTTGGTCATCTTATAAGTTTACCGCAAGTACTGCAAATAGTATTACTGCTAAAGATTTATACGCACAATATCTAATATCTCCATGGGGTTACGCAGCCAACGCAGATTGGAATGTAGGACAATTAACTGTTCAAAGAACCGATGCATCAATCAACGGAGATCTTGCAACTCAAAAATATGTAATTAAAGATTTGGGAGCATATACCGACATCCACAAATTAGACTTATCATATTCAATTGACGCAACAAGTGCATACATTACACCAATTACGACTGACCCAGGTACAATGTCTTTAACAAATGTCGTGGGTAATACGTCTCAGTTCAAACTAAGAGTTTTATTCCCAACAGGATATGATATTACCGCACACAGTGTTGCATTATTTCCAATAAAAACGGATGGTACTATTGATTTTACAGTAACCCCTATTGCAACAAAAGTATTGGATGCAAGTGGTGAGGCGACATTTACAACAGAAGTGAAAGTGGGAGATAGTTTGGCGGTGTGGATGTATGGTGCAACAGGAAAAACTTTTATGAATAACATTATAACAGTATCGGACGCATATAAAGCATTTTTAGGTATTTCACAAACGGATATCGCGGGTGTAAAAACTTATTTTACAAGACCACAATTACAAAAGAATATAGGTCAAATTACAAAGAGTAAAAGTGTGTTTAGTGAAAGTGATTCATATTATATGTTTGCATATGTAATGGGTATCGCTAATGTAAAAGATAGTGCATGGATTCCATTGAGTACAAATAGTGGTTTATTCAAATGGTATAGTGGTTTATTAAATCAAAGTTGGTTAGATGGTGTACCTACTTACAAAACAAAAGTAACATCATCAAATCAATCGGTAGATATGGTATACGCATGGGGTGGTGATTTGGATTGGTCTCATTCATCTGACCCTGATGTAATCGCAAGTAGAATTGCAGCAGGAACTTACTTAAACTCAATTAATGAAAAAAGTACCTCATCAATCAAATCATTTTCAGTTCAATCAATGTCATATACACCAACAATTGAAAAGGCAACATTAGGATTAAACTCTACAATTGTTAATGGTAAAGTTGTATTAACGGGAACATTAACAAAAGACGGATTAGCGGGATTAGAGGTAATCTTACAATATGACAATTCAAAATTAACATTTGATAATATATCATTTGACGCCGGTCCAAACGTAACTAACTTCTCAACAAATGGAGATGGTAGATTAACATTCGGTTCAATGGATCAAATGAAAACTGGTAGAATTAAAATAGGGACACCTTACAAATTAACTTTTATACCGAAAGAAACCATAACAAATACGGCGGGTTTATTTTATACAGTTTTAGCTGACGCGGTTGATGGAAACGGAAACAAGATTAATTTGATTGTTGAATAATTTATGAAGAAACTATTAGTAGTATTATTTTTATTTATATCATTTTTAGGGTTTGGTCAGTCAGTAACGGCTCCAGACCCTAAATCATTTACTGTGAATACCACAGGACAAGATGCTAGTGGATTTTCATTAAGTGGATTTGGTGCAACATCTACTTTACTTGCTTCTATAAGTTTAGTCAATCCACCATCAGGTACAACATTCGTATTAAACACAACAACGGGTTTAACGGCAGCAAGTGGATTTACTTTAAGTGGTAATAAAACTCGTTTAGTGGTAACTGGAACAATGGCAAGTATTAATACTGCGTTAGCGTCTCTAAAAATAAACACAGGAACAATAATTGGTGATATTAATATTTCGGTAGCGGCAACTGTAAACCCAACTGGTTATTATTACAATGGTGTAAACGGACACTTTTACAGACCAATAACAACCGGAGCAACTTATACGAACGCAAGAGCGGCATCTCTATTAACCACATTCAAAGGACAAACGGGATATTTGGTAACAATTACTTCTGCCGATGAAGATGCATTTATTTTCAATAATGTACCACAAGGTAATATTTGGTTTGCATTAACCGATGAAGCAAGTGAAGCTAGATGGACGATAGATGCTGGACCTGAAAAGGGAACTCTAATTAAAATAAATAACGGACAACTAAACGGAAATATTCCCGGTCAATACAACAACTGGGCACCTGGTGAACCAAACGATAGTGGTAACGAAGATTATGCAGTAACTAAATGGGGTGGTGGTTCTCAATGGAACGATTTACCCAATCATTTTTCAAATCCGTATGTAATTGAATATGGAACTTGGACTAACCCTGATAACGCTACATTTACTGAATTTTATACCAATTCAGTAACACATTCAAACGGAGAAACTATAAAAGCATTATTTGGATTTAAGTTTAATACTTCAATAGATAAAACAAAATTCTTAGCACAGATATTCAAAAGAAATGATGCAACATCGGCATGGACGGCATCCGATGGATATAAATCATTAAGTGGTTTGGGTAAAGTATTTCTTTCAAATCAAATAGATACTTCAAAGATTTATACAACCGGTATTCAATTGGCATCAGGAACATCTGATATGCAACAATTTAGTGAAGCGGATATTGGTAAGATATATAAAATAACAATAACAGGTACAACTGGCGGAGCAATATGGGGAACTGATATCTACACAAGTGATACACACATTCCAACCGCGGCAGTTCACGCTGGATTTATAACAAACGGACAAACAAAAGAAGTTTATATTAAAGTAGTACAGGGGTTAAGTGAATATGTTGGTTCAACTCGTAATGGAGTATCAACATCGGGTTATGGTGGATGGGGATTAAGTTACCAATTCGTGTCGGCACCTGCATCATACAAAGCAACTATATCTCCGGGTGGGGTAGAGTGGTCTTATACAAATCCAAATGCAAGTTGGTTAAATGGTAATAGTAGATTGTTAATTGATATGAGACAAGTTGGAAGTATAGACCCAACGAAAATATCAAATGTAAAAATATTAGATGCGTATGATGGGCCTGTTACATATACATCACATGATAATAATGGTTGGGCAATATACACAGTTCCATCTCCATTAACAAAAGTAACCGATGGAACTTCTGCA